CTGAAATGGTAAATGAAACTATGGTTAAAGTTAAAGGCTCACTAATGAACACAGGTATTGAAAGCTTTTTCAGTACTGTAATTGCTTGTAAGAAAGTGCCACTTAAAACAATTGAAAACTCTAAATCTAAAATGCTCAATATTAACGATGAAGAGGAGTTATTAGAGTTTAAATACGTATACCAGACACGTCTAACAAAAGACACTGTAAATGAGCGTATTCGTAGCCCTATGCGTATGTGGGGTATCAAAGAAACTTACATTGATAACAATCTACAGCATGTACTTAATAAATTACATGACTATTATGATGCCTAGAGCATTAAATAAAAAACAAAAACAATTGCTGAACAGATACAATTACTGTCAGCATGAGAATGAACTACCAACCGATGTGTTAAGACAAGTCTTAGACTTAAATAACTATGATGAGGTGTACATGGATGTGACAAGGTATTTATATGATACTTACGTACAACTAAATGGTACACCCATAAAAGAACACTCGTGAAGGGGTGTAGGTGTTTATGCAAATGCGCATGGTTTAGCCTGTAATGTCCGGGAGGGTTTTACAAATTAAACTTAAGAAGCTAGTCATGGGTAATGACTTTAACTTACCCAACTAATTCGGGAGAAATTATGAGTAATAAAATAGTATTATTGAAAGACTTACTTGAAAAATCATGCAAGAGTACACCTAAACTAAAGTGTGAGCTTGTAGCTGTTGTAGGTAAAGATGGTCACAGGATATCATTTCCTGAAGACATTGAAGTAATCATTAAATGTGGGAGTAAATAATGAAACAAGTAACTAAAGCAAATAAATACAAAGTTAAAAAACAAGTTTTCTTTAACTGGTATTTTAAAAATCAATCTAAAGAACAAATATCAGCATTCTTATCACCTTACCTATTAAACATAGCTAAGAAAGATGCAAAGTTTTCAATCAATGACTTACTTAAAGCAGCAGATTCAATACCATCTACCTTAATTGAAGGTGAGTGGTTAGGCACACCTAATGCTCTAATTAAATACACGAAAATTCAATTAATTAAATAATTATGAAAAAACAAGCATTAACTAACATTGCTCAAATGTGGCGTAAGAAACAGATAATTAAGACTGAAGTGCAAGAAGCATTAGGGGAATACAATCTATCTGAAACTGCTGAAGACATTTATGTATATGCAGCTACTACTAAAGTATGTATAGCCCATATTAGACAAAATAATTATTTTGCTAGTAAGTCTTTCTCAACCATTAAACGTGCTGTATTAGAATTAAAAGCATGTGGCTTAATAAAACACCAAGAAGATACTGTAGATAGACGTGTATTCTGGTTAATACCAACTCAGGAGAATTAAAATGTTTGAATACTTATTTGGGGCAAGTATATTATATCTAGCATTTTTAAGTTACTTAATGTGGGGAGAAGACTAATGGGAGCAAAACCAAAAGAATGGGTACTATCTGATAATAGTGTATGGACTGCTATGCAAGTAGCTAATTACGTAGGCATAAACAATTCGAGTGCTTACCATAGATTACGTAAATCTACAGATAGAGCTACTGTATTACGTAAGGCTGAAAATGTTAAACGCTTAGGTGGTAAACGTTTATACATATTAGACGATGGTAGCGAGTGGACTAGTAATATGGTAGCTAACCATACAGGCTGTCTACTGTCTACTGCAAGTACAAGATTAAGTACTTATACAGACCCTGCTAAAGTATTAGCACCACCACTGTATTACAATACTAAAGACAAGACAGTAACTGCCTCTGTCAAAGAACGTATGTATTATGACCCACTAGGTCATTGGGCATTATTAAATAAAGTTTTATAAATTCCTAACCCAATTATGTTTTTTATTACCTTTTGTAAACAAGGTTTTCAAGTAGTAAATTGGGTTAGTAGGTTATGTGGCTACTTGAATGGGTTTACCTTAGCGTATAGGAGGATAGTGGCTAAGCATGCAATAACACCTTCAATGTAGATTAATCTTCTGTTTCATGTCAAGTAATACCCCTACATGAACTCCTCGGTTAAGTCTACATCGGTTAAGCTACGCTACAGTTAGTCCTCTGATTCCAGTCAGAGGCAACATATTAAGTAACAGGGGGATACATGAGTAACTTACCAGAACTACCAAAAGATTACTGGGATAAAGTAGATAAACAACGTAAAGTGTTAGATAAACTACGTAAACGTATACAGGAAAAAGAAAATGCAAAGCAAATTTTGTTGGCCAGACGGTCAAGGTAAACAGTACTGTATATCTGCTGAACAAATGTTTAATGAAGATGTTGGCCTTTACCTTGCAGATGTCTGGGAAGAGGAGTATCCTATTCAATATTATAAAACAAAATTGAAACTTCTTGAGGAGCAAACAGACAATGAAAGTAACCTTTCAGGTAACACCAGTCCCAGCAGCGAGACCTAGAGTTACCAGATGGTCTACGTTCTATCCGAAGAAATACACAGCATTTAAAGCAGCTATGGAAATAGCTAAAAGCGATATACATTGCGTACCTCTTGAGGACAACGTATACGCTAAATTAGACTTCTTTATCCAGATACCAAAGTCTTGGTCAAAGAAGAAAAAAGAAGCCCATAGAGGCAAATTCTGCAACAATAATGCAGACATTGATAATTATTGTAAAGCCATTCTAGATTCATTAAATGGGAAATATTATGTAGATGACAGGCAAATAGTAATGCTACGTGCTCGTATGTTTTGGTCTACTACCCCAAGTATCAATTGTGAGTTTTTACCTATACAGGAGTAAAAATTGAAAGAATTAACTAAAGAGGAGTTATGTGAGGCATTAGCTGAAGATTACGCAGATAGAGCTGCAAAAAATGGAGCTAGTTATGATGAATCATACAACCATTATCTAGGCAGATGTTTAGCAAGAAAAACGCTTGATTTAATGAAACAATATAAAGTCCAAGGCTTAAATAGCTCAGGCTTTGTATTTTAAATGAAGTGTGCAGATATTTTATAAACATCTTGGGAGGGTTTACTCTTGAGGAGAGTCTATCTGCACAGCGCAAGTTTAACACAAAAGTTATTTTCATTTTACTTTTAACTCTTAGGAGCATAAAGCAAAGTTGACTAGCTGGACACTAGTAAAAATGTCCGCAAACACGATAAAGAGTGGCTTTAATTTCATTAACCATCTCCTATTATTAGCCAGTTTGAGAGCACTGGTGTGTAGAAGCTCTCACCTAATTAAACTACACCTGGGAGGGTACTATGAGTAAATCAGCAATAGACGGTGTTAAACGTAAATCAGACGCTAACGGAAACCGTATCAGTAAAAAAGCAACAAGTCATGGTACATACAGATGTACAAGACACCCTACTAGTAAAAGATGTAAATAAACTCTGGGTTCTCCGAACCCTTTTCACAAACAATTATATCTCTGCAGGATGTTACTACCTGTATGGATTTTTATTTTTAGTAACAATACAAAAAGGATATTAAATTATGAGTAATTTAAGTATGCAAGATGACGTTAAAGTCGAAGAGTTATCAACAGGCGGTGGTTCATTTCTATGGGATACAGGTATTTATGACTGTGTAGTAGACATGGCCTACTTTGATAAATCTAAAGGTGGAGCACGTTCATTAAACGTAACACTGTTAAATGATGCAGGTAAAAAACTTAAGCAAACATTTTATGTAACTAACCGTAAAGGTGAAGTAACTTACATGAATGCTAAAGGTGAGAAACGTTACCTTCCAGGTTACAGTGTAAGCAATAACTTAGCTGTTACAGCAACTGAAACTGACATTGGTACAATAGATGACGCTACTGAAGAAAAGATGGTTAATGTGTATGACTTTACTAAGAAGAAAGAAGTACCTACTGCTAAAGATGTAGCTGTACAACTACTTGGTAAAAAAGTTAAAGCTGCTATCTTTAAGCAGGTAGTTAACAAACGTGCTGATAATGGTACAGGCACATGGGTTGATACTGCAGAAACTAAAGAAGAAAATGAAATTAAAGATTTCTACTTCGCAGACTCAGGTCTAACAGTTGCTGAAAAAACTAAAGGTATTGAAGAAGCTATCATGTCAGTTAAATGGGCTGAGCGTAATACTGGTAAAGTTATTAACCGTGCTAAAGAAGTTGCAGGTGGTTCTACCACTACTGCTGCTAAGCCGGCTGGTAAGAAGTTGTTTAACTAAGGAGCTAGCATGGACATTAAACTAAATAATAATGACATTCATGCTGCTATCAGAGGCTTTCTACAAGAACGTAATATTGTAGATAGCTATACTGATTTAAGTATTTCATTCTCAGTATCTAGAGGAACTAATGCCGGTGCAACAGCCGAGGTTACGATTCTAGAAGCTAAAAGTGAGGTAGTTGAGTCAGAGGCAGTTACAACTAAAAAAATAGCTAAAACAGGATTATTTAACGATACAGCTGATGTTTAATCAACTTAAGATAATACTATCTACTATGGGTATCTCAGCAATTATTATTGCTGTATTGATATTATCCGTAGTAGCGGTACCTTTCGTACTTGGTATCGGTATTATGTTCGCAGTATATATTGTACTGCGAATACTTAGTGAAGATGTAGACTAAAGACTAGCACCTGACATTATCTCTAATCCAGATGGTATCACTAACTCATTAGCAAACATTTCTATATCACCTATCATAGGGAACAAGTTACCAGTTAACACACTAGTATTGAATATACTTTCAATACTTACCATCTGATTTCCTAAAAGTAATAATGCTACATTTACTGGTTTATCTTTAACTAATTTAATTGCTGGACGTTGTATACGAATCCAGTATTTAATAAAGAATAAGAAACCGTGGTCATTACCATATTGTAAATATTTGTTTAATGGGCGGTCATAACTAACAAACATATCAACCATGCTTGTATAAGCAGTTTCTTCATCAATTTTAAGTACTTCAGTATCATATTTGTATAAAGTATATCTTGCTACGAAATCACTAATCTGAGTAAGGTGCATAAAAAACTTAAATGTTGATGTTTTTTCACCCATGTATAGTTGGTTTACAACCTCTGATGGGGCACCCTTAAATTTATTTAGTATTTTAGAGCTACTAATCTTACCTTGCAGTTTACGTCTATACGTAAACTCATTCTGATTTATATCTTCTGTAATTGAGTTAAATAGCCCCATATCCATAAACTTAGCTACTTTACTGTTATTCATTCTGAATACTAATTTAGCACGCTTACGCTCTAATTGAGCTACTTGACTATGTGTAGGGTTTCCTAAAATCTTTAAATCAATTAAACGTAATGACTCTGCATCATTTTGATACATGTGTAATTCTCGGACACCTTCTGACCAAGTTTTATTTATATATCCGATAGGTACACCATGTAAGAAAGATGATACATAGTTACTTATAATATTCACAGCTGGAACAATAGGTATTCTAATAATAATAGTTTCTTTAACAAATGCAACAACTTCGCTAACACCTTTTTCAAACACCTTGGCTCTACGTTCAGCTACTGGGTGCTTCTTAAACACACTTAATGTGGATACTGATGGCAATTGGTAACCAAAAACTTGGTCTAAAAGTGTCATATCTACAAAGAACTGTTTACTCTTAGTCTTTTTATCATATGTTGCACGTCTAGTTATTTCATAACGTGTATATGCAGGTAATACATTAAAGTACTCATCTCTATTTTTACTACTTAATATGTTGATAAAACGTTTAGGGTTATCTTTGTAATGTTTTTTTGAATATTTATGAAGTTCTGTGATAACTCTAATGTTCATATCTTTAGAAGCTAACTTATCTTCTAAATTTGAATACATTGTTGCTAACACTTCATCAAATTGAAGATTTTGATTTAAGTGTTTTTCAACCATGCTATGTTTCATATGTATAGAGTAATCCGTTATATTACCCCAAGCATCAATAATAGGCATCATTGTGTTTTCATTATTAGAACTATTCATGTATTTTTCTTGGTCAGCCATAAAGTTTTGGAAAACTTCTTGAACAAATACTGGCTTAACGTCCCTACGAATAATTTCCATCAACGACATACCACCTGAATGATTTGCTGTTACTGATAAAGAACCTTTAACTCTTGGTAAATCTGGGTCATTTTTTCTGATGTAGATACCATAAGCAGTAGTTTGTAATCCTGCTATAGGCTTAACTTTAGAAATAAGTGTAAAGCCATCAATACGTAATTTATTAACAGTTTCTTTATCTGTTGGTGCGAATTCAAATGATATATCAGAATCAACCACAGTGGCAATATAACCTTGTGTCATTTGAGCAGCTGTATTATCAAAACCTTCAACTAAAGAACGATGTTTGAATGCTGTATGCATATTAACTACATTGATAATACCATTATCTAATTTATCTGCTGCAAATTCTTGTTTTGCAATATCTGCAACAGCTTTTTTAGTGGTATCCGTTGTACCTTGTATTGCAAGTAGTGTGACATAAATCTTTAGATTATCTACAACAGTCTGGTCAACTTTATCACTTGAGTTTCTACTAGGGTCTTTAATATAAATTAATTCAGGATTTTTAAACTGATTAATATTATCATTATTACCCGTTAACATAAAGTCAACTAGTGCATGTGTTTGTGCAGTGTAATGACGATTACTAGGCATACCTAATAAACCAGCATACTTAGTAATTTCAGTAGTTAAAGCTTTATCATCACTAAAGAAAGCTAATGCATCTTTTAAAGAAAAAGCTTTTAATGCTATTAAATCTGAAAAACTGGTTTTAAATAATCCTCGTGTAATAGCTTCTTTATTTTCTTTTGTTAGTAAACCTTCAGTTTTAAAACTATCAAGTAAATTTGAAATAATACTATTTTTATAAGCCTTTCTAGTCTGGTCAATCTTAGCATTTGATTCAAAGGTTAAACGTGTAAATACATTATCTTTGTTTCCGAAGAAATCACTTTTTAATGAGAACATGTTTTTAACAATACTTGGGGAAAACTTACGGTATTTATCTCCCAAATGAAACTGTAGTCTTGGGTGTTTATCTATAAAACTACCATATGCAACATACATTGCAGCAAGCTTAGTATCGTAAAGTAAATTAGCAATAAATGAGTTTACTTTACCATCTTTAGTAATCTTATCAACCATTGCAATATACTTTTTACCACCTACTTCAATACCTTCTTTAACAATAGTTTTAAAGAAGTCACTAACAATTTTGTTACTACGGTAGAAGTGTTCGCCTACTTTTAACTTAGTTAATGCAGCTTGTAAATATGATTTACGCTTCTCACTTATCGCTACAACATCATAAGTTAATGCAAATATTTGCTCTTCAATATTTTTAGGTCTATCTTTTCTATCTAGAATTGTAGACAGTCTATTAAATAAATTGGCTAACAGTTTAACTATTTTTTCAACTGGAGTATCTTTAGGATTATCACTCCATAATGGGGACTGTTTAGGCGGCATCTTACTAAGTTCTTTAACTAAAAACTTATTAGTTAATGCGTAAGCTAAAAACTCATCTAATACAGCATGTGGTTCAGCACTGTTTTTACCATCTTTAAACACATAGTTATATTGCTCTTTAGCGTCTGCAATTTCTGATGCTTTATCAGTCAAATATATAACGTTACCATTTTCGTCAGTATTTAAAAATACTTCGTAAGGTCTCGCTTTTAATTCAAAAGTGGCTTTAACTTCTCTACGTAATTTTCTAATTTCATGTTGAAAATTTGAATTACCTAATAAAGCACTTCTAGTTACTGCGTGAATCAATTCATGTACGTAAACCTCTTGCGCACTCTGTCCAGCATAAGTTAATGGTGATGTAGTATTAACATTAACAGTTATTTTATTAGTGCTTGGACTAATATGACCATCCATTCTAAATGTTACTTCATTAACCGTCACAGATGCTCTGTCTAGGTCATGACCTGCTTTACTTATAATATCAGTCATAACACGCGCTAAGTGCCCTACTTGAGTGTCCTTATCCGCCTCTGACATATACATTAAATCATCAGTGACTTCACCTAGCATATCAAAAACACTTTGTAATTTTTCACGTAATTTATGTGTTGTATATATGTGTTTGACTTTGCCTGTAACTTCATGTGCAATAGACCTTAAGATGGTACTATCTGTTGTGTCTGTTGTATCTTCTTGTTGGGTGCTTGTTTCTTCTGTTTCACCTTTCTCAACAAAAAGTTCTGGGTCTGTAACTTCTGTTATAGGGTCTTGTGCAAACAAGGTATAGTCAATAATATCTTTATCCCTTGCCATACCACCTGTAATAATTTCCTGTTTAGCTTTAAAAATTGATTTAGCTAAAGCTAGTGGTATATTTCGTTGCATAACAGCACTAAAGAAATTAATAGAATCTGCTGTTTTATCACTTTCCATTAAATCAAGTATAACTGCTGACTCGCCTCTGGTTTTTTCAGAGATAATTTGTTTTCTACTATCAACAGCAGCTTTGTATACACCAACAACTTTGCCTGTATCAACATCAATAATTTTATAACTAACAACTCTTCTAATATCACGTTTGATATCTACAATCTTTCGACCGTCAGGTGGAATAATGAATGATTTAATCGTACGGCCTGTTTTAGTAGGTATGTCATAAATTAGTACAGCATTTGGGCTAATATCTAAAACACTTTCTTCAATGTTATTAAATTCTGAAGAATGTACTCTGATATCCATGTCATGCAAACTGCTAATACCGTGTCTAAATACATCACCCTGTTCAGCAAGAGCAATACTACCAGTTAAAGTAGCTGTCTTAAATGTGTCCAAAACACGTCCTAAGATGGCTACAGCCATTGGCTCATTCTTTAGAGTTTCCTCCATTGAAACCTTGGTATAACCTGTTTTAGGTGTAAATCTAATAGCATCTTTGTGAGCTCCAGTATAAAACCTGATACTTGCTTTTTTAATATTAGTCTTTAAAGGTACTACTTTTTTCTTTTGACGTTTATAGTAAGCACCTACAACTGCTTTAATTTTATTAGTACCAGCTTCTTCACCATATACTTTTATAGCTAATGTGTAGCTTAGCGCAATCATTGCTGATATTATTTTATGTTTTGCTCTATTAATCAAATGTCCAAGTTTTATACTTAATTTTGACTTTTTAATCTGTTTAGTAAAATTCTCACCCATATGACGAGCTAAGTATTCTTTAGCGTCTGTTCTATCTAAACCAGTTTCCTTTTCTACCTGTTTTAATAACATATCCATGAAATCAGTTGTTTCAAGAACATTGATGTATACATGAGCATACTCGTGCGGTACAGTATCTAACTTACCTTTAGAACTAACTTCAATAATACTACCAAGAGCTTTACCTAATACTTCACGCCCAAAACCATCAATAACTGTTTGTACCTCTTTTAATTTAATTTCTGGGTATAACTCTTTAAGTTTTTGCTTAATGATATTGTAAGTATCTGGGTCTTTTTCAATACCCTCAAACATTGAATCATATTGATACTCTGTACTATCATCTAATTTATTTAAGAACTCATTATCTTTAAAGTCGCCTTGTGCGTTAGCTGCTGCATCTTCTTCTGCTTCTAACTCTGCTTGCTGTTGTGCAAGTTCTTGTTGGTATTTTTGAAACTCTTGGTTGTATTGTTGATTTAAAAACTCATTATCTCCAGCAAAAACTCTATTAAAGAATTCTTCTTCAATTTGTTCCATTATCCAATCAATATCTACATACAAATCTGGATTACTACCACCTTGCTCGTCTACTGGAGAAATACCTAGAGGTGCTAAATCCTCCAACATTTCACTCATAGGTATTCCATCAATACCTGATTGTAGCTTAGCGTTTTTAGAATAAAAGCCGGGTACAGTTTTAGATGTAATACCTATACGTCTAAAATCACTAGCTATCTCAGATTCTGGGTGAATTTTGCCCATAAACATTCTAAGAACAGGTTGTATAGATTCTAAACTAGGGGCTTTAGGCTCAACTAACTTAGGGAATACTTTCTTGCCTGCATCAAAACGTTTAATAGCTGTACGTAAGTCAGCTACTGTCATATTACTTGTATCAATATCTCTTGCTTTTGCAAGTTTTTGTAATTCAAATTTCTTCAGTGTTTTACTAAGTTTAGTAGGTTTACCTTCAGCTGTTTCAAAGCCAGGTAACTCTCCCTGAATATTTGGAATATCTGAGTTTTTGTTAGTGTCATTACTAGATGTTTTAGTTTTAGGCTTCTGTGTCTTATTCTTTAAAGACGAAATAGGCATTTGCTCAACGTTAGCATCTTCTAAAGAATAACCTGCATTTTTAAGTAAATTCTTGTGCGCTTTAACAGTGTCAATACGTGTATTTAACTCACCAATTATTTGAGATATTCCTAACTCAGATAATTGTATTGCTATGCGAGCTTCTTCATTTGAATTACCTTGTGCTTTTTCAAGTTGTTTACGTAACTCGTTAGCTTCAAAAGAACTTTCTGCGTATTCCTCGTTAGTTTTGTCAATGTCTTCTTGCGTTAATTTAAGATATGGTGCATCAATATCTATAGCATCATCAGCTGTTACAGTTTGACTGTCATCTTGTACGTATTTATGTAGACGCTTTAATGTACCATCTAAAATGCTATGAGTATTACCGATACGTCCAAAACTACTACCATATGTTTTAGACACACTAACCATGTCATTAACCGTACCAAAGTACGCATCAAAGATAGGTAAAGCATTTGGGAATACCTCAAGAACTTCTCCTAATACAGCTGAATCAATATTTATAATCTGACCTAATGCTGCACCAACACCCATTCTTTCAAATGTATTACTTGAACCTGGTGTAGCTCTACTACCTATCTTAGGTGTTTTACTATCTTGTCTAGTAGTGCTTTTACCTAACTTTTTCGCTTTAGTAACACGCTTACTTTTAAATTTAATAGTAACTGCGTTATCATCTTTTTTACCACGTTTTATTAATGGAATCGGTGTTGAACTAGACTTAGGACCGTAGTACGAAGGTAAATACTCCATAGCTAAACGTTTAACTAATACTTCAATAACATCTTGTGGCACTTTACTTTCAGGTGGCAAGTCATTAACTTTTAGATAGTATTCTTTAGCTTGTTTAAGTTTACGTCCAAATAACATGAACTCATACTCATTAGCTTTAACTACGACACTAGAACTTTCACGTAAGCCACCGATTAGTTTATCCATTGTGGAGGTCATTGCAGGTGTATAAATACGTACAACTGTAAACTCTAGTGTTTCAATTGTCTTACGTGGTAAGACATGTTGTTCAAGCTCACCCGCTTTAAGTGCTTTGATAATGCTAGTTGCTTTTTGTTTCTTGGCCCTCTCACCTTTAACTGCTTTCTTAACTACACCTACTTGTTTGAAGTTTAACAGTGCTGCTAAGTTGTTTGAGTAGTCTGCAACCTCGTTCAAAATAGTGGATTGTTCTGCTGAACCTTCTTTAGTAGCATTGTATCTACGCTGGAAATCAGCAAAGTCTGTGTATATATTATCTGTAATATCCGCAGCAATATTATTGATAATCTTAAAGATGCTTGCACCATACACACTAGTCATTACAGGGGCTTTAGCTAAATCTCTTGCTAATTTTTCTAGTTTTTGTTTTGCCTTGTCAAACAGTGTTCCTTGCACACCTTCTAAAGCGTCTAATTGCTCTTGCTTTAACTTTATCTTGTTATCTTTGTTAATCTTTTCTATGTATTCAGGGTCATTGAAAGACTCTACAATACGCATAGATAGCACTTGATAAACGTCAAGGTCACCGGCTTGTAAAAACATATCATATGTTTCAGACTTATCAACATTGATACCAACACGTTTTAGTGATGAAACAAGTTCATCAACAATTGCAGCTTTAAACTCTGGTGTATTTTCACCATAAATTTCTTTAAAACTTTTAAGCTCTTTTTCACTTAATGATAAAAATTGTAAAAGTGAAATAGCATAACCATTAGTGATACCATCAATTTCTAAGCCTATACGTGTGTCAAAGACACCGTCAGGGTCATACTCTGTCAACGCAATAATAGCCTCTAGTATGTGCATACTAGGTGCTACATCATTATCTTTATTATCTTTAATAAATGCTGTTAATTTAGCATTAAATTCTTTTTCCGTTATATCACCACGTGATACTGCTTCTACCAAATCCTTCGAGATTTCAACGTATTTATCAAAGGCAGTTAAGATTTCAGTTAAAGGTTTTTTGTCTACGCTAAAGCCAAATGCTTGCGCTACAGCTATCTTAAACACTATTCTAGAAATACTCTGTTTTTTATCCGTGTCTAGAGATATTGTTGAAATTGCTTTAATAGGTAAAAATAGTGCTCTATGTATTTTACTGGCTTGACCATTAATAGTATTACTGACAATACGCAATCTATGCTGTACTTGAGCTTTAAATCTGAAGTAGAAAGACTTGTACTCACCGTCCTCTGAACCTTCTAGTGTAATATATTCATCTACAGCAGCAAGCTCTTGTTCTTTAATCGCATTAGAAGCTTCAATACCATCAACATGTTCAACATGTGGATTTATATCATCATTCATATTAGCGAGTAAACGTCTATTTATGATATTAAGAAGCTTAAATAAACCAAGCTCTCCCTTTTTACCTCGCCATTCTACATTTTGTAACTTTTCAATTAAGTTTCTTACAAATTTTGGTAATAGATGTGGACTACCTGTTGCACGCTCTTGTACTGTAGTAGATGGTTCATCCAGAATATCATCTAGGATAGTCTGAGTACCCATAGTAGTTTTTACGTTATCTTTACCTTCTTTAATAAACTTAACAATATTCTCAAATGCTTTATGGTTTTCAGGCAGTAACTTAATAGTATTAACTGACGTATAACCATTAATTAAACTAGATGCTACTCGAGCTAAACTTAAGTTATCTTCTGTTTCATTTATGAATATATTACTAAGTCCAGCATCGGCACGTTTTTCTGCATCAGCTCTCAATACAGCAAGTTCTTTTTTCCTAGCCTTAATGAAATCTCTATCGCCTTTAGTAGGATTAAAATAATTTTCCCACAAAGAAATATAATTTTCCCAGGTTTGTTTTTCTTCAGATAGTTTCAAGAAAGCAGTGTCAACAGCTTTTTCAGCTTTCCTTAGTACTGCTGGAATTTTTACAATATCTTTAGGACTTATACCTTTAACAGTTTCTCTCCATGAAACCAGTGGTTTAACCCCAAAGTGTTCAGATGGAAATTCAGTGTGAGTAATTGATATAAAGTTTGTTGTTCCTGCTTTTGTTACCGTTGCAGGCATTTGCTCTAAAATTTCTAATGACATTTCACCTAAAGCAACTATTAGGCGTTCCTCAATACTAGAGTCTTTCATAATACTAGTTGGGTCTTTCATAAGTTCAGAGAACTTTAATTTTGAGTTAGCTCCGATACTACGCATGTTTAGATAGTTGTAAACAATTGGGCCTAGTGACCTTGAACCATTTCCGTAAGTAATACCCATATTTCCAAAAATAGAAATTTCTTCAGGTGTTACGTGGGCTTTTCTATCACCTTTAAGGTACTGGGCAATAGCCTGTGAGTCCATAAATGCAGATTCACCTTGACTAATCGACAACCATTCTAATGAACCCATCATCATAGCAAATAATACAGTGTCTGGTAATTTGACATTTTTACCATCTTTAACATACAGCATACCTAAAGGCTCACTATAGTTAAATACACCTACTTCATCATATTTTTTAGACTGTTTACCATCAACATCTGCAACAATACTGTCTGTGTAAGTAGCTTTAAAATGTTCAAAGGTCTTTACAATGTAACGAATATATTTTTTATCTGTAATACCTAAATCTATTAAACCCCCTTTAATAATTTCAGCTGTTAAGTTACCATTATCTTTGTCTTGTGCATAGACAGCTAATGACAATCTAGTGTCATCCTTAACTCCGAATATATCAGTTACAAATATGCTATCTTTAGCTTTACTAACAATTTTAATAAAGCTACCTTTTAAGCGTTCTTGGGCATTTAAGAAGTGTTGTTTAGCTACAGTTGTTCTACTATCTTTTTTGCGACTTTGAGCATCTTTTACAGCTTTATCAATCTCTGCTGTGATACTTACAATATCACTATTAAGTTTAATAATAGCTTTGCTTGCTTGTGTAGAAGTAACTTTACCTACTACTTCTTTAGCTTCCCATAAGTTAATGTTAGCTTCAATTAATGCTATTTTGGCTTTAAGTTCTTTTAAGTAAACAGTCTCAAATACTTCTTTACCATTAGCTTTAAGCTTTTTAATATACTTAACTACTTGTTTACTCTCGTAATTCAACTTTTTAGTAGCTTTATTGACAGCATCCATAAATGGTTGTAAAGCTTCTTTGACAGTCTCACCCTTACCTAAGTTGTTTAAATCACCTATATCTTCAGGAGGATTAACTAACTTATTAATTTGTGCAATTAATTTATTATGTTCTTCAATTTCTTCAGTAGTTACAACTTTGTTTTTTGTAGAGTCTTTATACTTAGTTAAAGCATCTAATGTGGCTACACCAAGTTCAACCTCTAGCTTTAATAAGTTAATTAATTTATTACTATTTTTAGCATTTATAAACCAGAAATTCTCACGGTCAAAATCTTTATAACCATCTTTTGTCAATGTGGCAGTTTCCTGTCCTTCAGGTAAAGGTCTTTCTGTAATAATTTCTAATGTTTCTTTATTTACCCAGACATCTTTTTTAAGCTGCTTTGACTTAGCTACTGCTTTATTAAATGCTACTAACTTAGCTTGTAAACCTTTTACAAAGTTTTTTAAATTTTTAATAGAAAGTGTGCCATCTTTTGCGTCTTGTTTATACCCCTCATAACCTTGATAGCCTTCATCACCATATAAAATTTCACGGTTAACTTGACTAATATTTTTATTACCAACAGCTTTATCACGTCTGGCTTGCTTAGCCACCATTTTAGCTACTAAGTCGTATAGTGGCTTATCTGTGTCATCTAATGCGTCTCTGTCAATATTTTTAAATGATTCAGTTTTTAATGAGTATAGTAAATCTGAGTACTTATTTTTTGTGTTGTTTACTTGTTTAAATTTCATTCCAGAAATTTCTTTAACAAATGGTTCCATTTTTTTGATTGAATCATTTGTTCTGTTTAACTCAGTTTCTAAGTCTTTAACATTAGCTTCTTCAGTAACACGTTTTAACTGTTTCTTAATTGATATGAGGTTCTGTACTAATCTTTCTCTTGCAGCTAATACTCCTGCGATTATTCTAATCTTTTCGTCATACTCAACATCTTTATCACGAAGGACTTCAATAGCATCTAACGCGGACTTAACAATTGCATCTCTATCAGAAGACTTTGTAATAGATAAATTTTCAATATCAACAATAACATGTTGGTAGTCAAAACTGTCTAAAGTATCTTGTATTGCAATATTAGTAACTTCATTTACAGACTTTTCGGTACGCTGCTGTGAAGCTAAGTTATCAATAAGTAATCCTAGATTATTACGTTTCTTTTCTAAGCGTTTTTTATGTTTAGGGTTAATGTCACTATCTTCAATTTTTTTAGATATAGCATTGATTTGTTTTATTATTTTTTCAACATGACCGCTAACAACTTCAGTACTTTTCTCATCTGCTTTTTCTTGTGTTTCTTCTGCAGATTTTGAAGCTTCTTTTTCTTTCTTAAGTATTTTTTCTTTTTCACCTACAATAGCTGTTTCATTAGCTTCTCTGTTTGAAGGGTTACTGTCAGTGGTTTTTTCAACCTTTCGATTAAGTTTATCTTTTTCACCTTTAGCATCAAGAGCAGCACCATACTGTTCTGTTTGTAATTGTGAATCTACACCGCCTGTTTTAAAAGAACTAACTGCTTTATTTAAGCGTCCTACAAATTCACTATTACCTTTACCTGTTGTGTCACCTTTATTACCAGTATTATTAATACGTGCAATTTCTTGGTTAAGTATAGTTTGTCCTTCAAGATTAGCAATTTCTAGAGCTCTGAGCTTATTAATATGAGCTTCTTCTTTAGGGTTAGCTTCAACAGCTGCATCAAAAGCTTCATTTAGTTTTACTAAACGTTGTTCATGTGAATACTGTTCTACTTTGTCATCTTCAGAAGTTGCATCTTTATCTGTTGAGTCTTTATCTGTTGAGTCTTTAGCAGTACTATCAGAACTTTTCTTTTCAACTACTACTGGAACAGTAACAGCATCATCAATTAATTTTTGAAGTGCTGGAGATATTGCTTTTTTCTTACCTTTAGTTTTCTTGAGTTTATTGAGCTCTTTAATAGTAGCTAGTTGCTGCTCTTTCTGTTGTAAATAGTAAGCTTTACGTGCTGGGTCATTTTTAATAGCAGCATCAAAAGCTGCTTCAACTGCAGCTACACTGTTAGCATCAGAACTATTTTGTAAGGCATTAACTACGTTATTTAGCGATTCCTGGATACTTTCTATTTCTTGAGTACTACGACTGCTATTATTAATAATCTCTTGATTATCGGCTTTCTGTAGAGCATTAGAAATATGAATTACTTTGTTCAAGTTATTCATTGAATCAAATTCTTCAGGTAACCCAGCTATGTCAAGATTTAGAGCATCAAATTCTTTTACTAAAATTTTAAGTTCTGCTTCTGCTTCTACACTGTGTTCTCCAGACTCTTTATTACGTGCATCTTCGGCTTCTGTTGCAATTTGCTCAGCTGCTTCACGTATAGCGCCTTTGTCACCTTTATACAAACTAACAGCTTCAGTACCAGTAGTTACGGTTCCTTTAATAACACCACCACCTAATACCGACTTAATGAATACACCTACATACTCACTAAAAGCTTCGTCTGAAGTAAATGCTGGTAATTCACCATACTTAACCATGTTAATTACAGAGTTTTCTACGACTTGTTGAAAAGTTTCTGTAAGACCCTCACCTAAACCACCTTTAGCAGTTTCAGTTAATACTTTACCAGCAGAATTTACAAAACCTTTTTTCCTTAGTTCACCTTTAAAACGTTGAACAGCAGACTTGGACAAACCTAATTGTTTAGCAATACTTCTAGGAACAATTGAATCTAAAGCACCAATTACAATACCACCACCTATAGATGCAAGTTGAGCATCTCTACCTCTATAGCCAGCACTACCTAAATCACCATATACACTACCACCACCTATTCCCATGTAGAAAGCATTACTTCCGATAGCGGCACCTGTAATCTCTCCAGCAAGTAAAGCTTTACTTTTAACTGCTTTATCTGCTCCCCACTTCTTCATTTTGTGTTTTAGAAAACTCTTAACACCTGTAGATACTACTTTACCACCTATACCACCACCTGCTATTGATGGGATAAACTCACCTACTCCCGCTAATATCTGTCTAAAGACCATGTCAGGATTTGTCCAATCCATGTTCTCAGCATCCCAAGCAGGAAGTTGTGCACCATTTTCGTGAGCTTCTTGTATATTAGTTTGGTATTCTTCTAACATAGCATCAGCAAAATCTACGTCACTCGTGTACTCATGTATTAGCGTCCATATAGCGAATGGGGGGACTATTGCACGTATCCACTTAGCATCTTTAGTAACATCAGCGGCTAAAGCAGCTAATCCATAACCAGCCGCTTGTATTGAATCAACACCAGCACTTAAACTCTTAGTAAAAACTTCCCAATAACTATCTTTTGCAAACATTACCTCAAGTTCTTCTGCAGTAAATCTATTAGTAAATTTACTTTTCTTTTCTTTAAATACCTGAGGTAATGGTGTTACTGTGATTTCATCACTTCTTTTCTTTGCTGCGTCAATAGCTTCCTGTTCAGTACTATGCTCACTGGTTGGAGATACTTCATTATTGATAAGCATTTGAGCAACTTCATCATCACTATACTTTTCACCTTTCCAGATAGTAGGTACATTAACCCACTTACCATCCATTTGTAATGTTATGGCTTTTTCAGATACAACTTCACCATTTAAACCAAATGCTGCTCTACCATGTTGGGTGTACCCCATTACTTCATGGTCTCTTGATGCAGTTGGTGCTGTAAAGGTATCGTATGCAGTTCCATACTTAGCTTCATAAGCTGAACGTATAGCATTTTGTTCTACTGTGTTTTCAAACCACCTAGTATTAAACTCAGGTGTGTTCATTGCCTTATAGAGGTCTACACCTGTTTCTGGATTAATAAATGAGTTAACTTTAGTTCGTTTATCAGTCTTATATTTCCTACTAAGTGGGTCATACGTTACTTCACCACTATATTGTGCGTTATCTCTAAAGCTTTCAGGAGCCCAAAGTTGGTCTTCAAAACCTTCAAATTGTTTACCTGGCATATTTGAGAAAGTGCCTGAAGATTGGTCGTATTCACCTTGGCCTTCTGTTAGAAGATTTCTAAAGCGATTATCTGCTCTACGCCCCATAGCATGAATTTGGTCAACAGTTACTTCATTTTCAGGTACATTAAATAGACGTGCATAATGTTTACGCTGTGAAGCTCTAATTTTATTCTTATCGCCTTTATAAGAACTATGTTCCCAAGTGTCTAGACCTAGTGCACGTATACCAACGTCTTCACCTTTAGCATTCTGTCCCATGATGGAATCAGCATCTGCATTTTTATTGAATAATGAATTATGTTTAAAAGATAATTCAGTTGAGTCATTAGCATTAAGTTTATTTTGGAGACCTTGGTAATCTCTATCTGGAGTTATTGCTAATTGTTTGCTATATACAGCGTCTTCAAAAAGTGTTCTTTTAGCATTTGCTGCGCTTGAAAGTTGTGCTTGTTTCCGTGCAACTATATCGTCAAAAGACTCATTACCTAAGTAACTCATGCGCAATAATCCTTAAATTTGTTATTTTATAGTAGTGCTTATTGTGTCTGTACTCGTACCCTGGTTTTTACCTTTTTCTAATATCTTATCCTTATAATATGCTTTAAGAAGCCCATCAAAGTATTTGTAACCAGCTTCATCATTATTCTCATCTGAGGTTTTTCCATTACTAAAAAAGTGCTCATCTATCATATCTATATCAAATACAGCATCATTAAACATTAAACGTCTGGCCATATCAGCATCTTTACCTAAGATTTTCCGACTTTTTATATACTTATCTGTAAGAGATGTGAAATCCTGTGCAGCACTGTCAGAACCTGGCCAGAAAGTTGTAGTAGTTTCTACACCATCTTTTTTAATCATTGTTGCGTTTAAATCCGCACGTGCTAAAGGTTTTATTTTATTTTTCTTTCTTTCTGCTTTTGCCTTTTCAGCTGCTTGAGTTTCTGCTAACTTTATATCGTACATACTTTTAATTTTTGCTTTTTCTCCAAACAGTGCTATTTCAGTAGCATCAGCATTAACAGCTTCTCTGGCAGTATTAACCCTAGACATATCTAAAAAAGAGTTGTCAGCTGCATCTATAAAAGCATCTGCTTCTAATGGTCTATCTTTATACCGCATTAAATCAGCTACAAACTGGTCTGTTTCACGAGCAGTTCTGTCATCAGCATACCCAGTGATAGCATCACCAATACCACCAATACCAGTACCAATCATGCCACCTGCGTCATTAAGAGCATCTAAAATACCTGAACCACTAGTGGGAGCTATATTCTTCCAAGTTACTGCTGCCATACTATCCCCTTAACCTAAGTAAGTTTTTACTAAGTTGCCCATATCACTTCTACCTTGTGCTGCTTTCCAAGCATTTTGGTTAGCAATTTGGTTATTAACAGTAGTAGCTTGTGAGGCATAGTTCTTATTCCACTGTTCTTTTTGTGAAGCTAATTCTTGTTTGCCTAATTTAACATTTTGTAGTCCTGCCCATGCTCCAGCTAATGAACCTAAGCCTCCCATAATGGAGCCTACACCTTCTAATGTACCAGTATTCCAACCAATACCGCTACTTTTATTTCCATTTAAACCCTTTAAATATTGTGAATTAGCATCCGTTTGGAATGATAAACGCTTATCAATAGGAGACCCCATAAAATCTTTTTGTTGTAAGCCCGATAAGTTACCATAAGCATTGATATATCCTTGCTGTGCTTGTTGTGGGCTTGTAACGGCATTAGTATTTATATTCCATGAATCTTCATCATCAAAAGGCCATCCCATAAAATTCTCCTAAATATTTTATATGTTAAATAATCGTATCTATATCATACATCAAAGTAGATATAAGATGTTAGTTTTTGTTTTATGCATACTGTGGTACATCAAACACACTATTGATTTTTTGTTCATAGTCATAATCCATAAAACCAATTTGATTAAAGTTTTCCCAATAAGCCATGTATTCAACAGGAGACATTATACGAATAGTACCTCTAACAGATTCATTGACAAGATTTATAGGCTCACCTTTATAATCTAAACGCAAAGCTTTACGTATTGCAGCTAAATCTTCTATACCTGCATTGTGTATAGCTAATGCATTTATTTTTTCACGTTCTATTTCACCTAAATCTTCTTCTGTTATTACTGTTATTACTGTGTTCATAATGTCTGCAAATGAAGAAAACAATTGAGCTAAATCAGAAAATACAGAAAAGTCTAATTCTTTTACTCCACCATATTCCCACATTAGGTAAGCACCTACAATCATTGCTAATTCAGGACTTATCTTTTCAGCAACCTTAACAACAACTGCTCTAATGAGCATTTGTGTAAACATCTTCTGTGCAAAGTGTGCCACCATTTGTTGGAACGTCATAGCTGCAATGTGTGCAGGAGGAAAGAATATAGCAATGACAATTAGTACTATTTGTATAATCTGTAGTAACTTAGCCCACCAAGGGGTTTCAATAACTTCATAGTGTGCAACATATAGTGATACATGTGCTGCAGCTAGGAACAAATGTGTCATATCACTGTTAGGAAACGTTTCAACTAAGTCATAGGAAAATGGCACCATCAAATCATTTTGATTTGCGATATTAAACTTAACCATTTTAAATTGAGTTGTTGCAGCATCCACAACACGCAGCATAGCAATAGGCGCATGAAGAGTATATTCATTAAGTCCATTAGCTACAACTTGATAGAAAGTAAACTTTTGACCGTTAGTTGTTTCTTCTTCTGCTCTAGTTACAATTGTGAGCTGTGAGCCATCCATGTAGAACGCAGCGTCTGGTTTCATTATATTATCACCATGAACACCATCTCTGTCGTATAAAGTTCCTCCATAGGTAATACGTTGAGTTACTTGTAACCAACTAGAAGCTTCTGAAGAAGGTGTACCTGGAGCAGCAACACCACTACCTGATACATATGAATTAACTTCAGTTAGATTATCTGCTTTATATCCAACATTGTATGTAGCTTTACCTGATGAAACATAATAAGGCTGAATCAATATGTTTGATGAATCAAATCTAGACATATCAGAATAATAAACACCGTTAATTACGCTTGAAGTATCAGAGTCTACTGTAGCTTTAGTGTAATGGTTGAATGTAATATATGAATATTTGAATACATATTTATAATCAGCTGCAGTTACAAGAATTTGGTTATAAGGTTTTTCATCACTAGCAGGTGTTGAATTATATGTAGCTTCAGTCACAGCTTGGTTGGCATACATGTTTTCACTCAACTTAAACATGTAACGCATTCCTGCTTGTGAAGTATCCCAAATACGCACACCAAAGTTAATGAATACATGGTCTACTTTATTTTCGTAATCTGCAATACCAGCAGTTGATACATCCTCCATAACAGCATCAATAACTTCATCTGCCTCTATCCCTAAATACTCACATAAGTCTTGAATCTGGGTAGATTTAGTAGTTGTAGTATCATTAAAATTAGTATTATTTAATCTAATAGGAATAGCTGGAAGAATTTGTAATGCAGTAGATGTAGCATCAAAATCTAGAGATGGGTCATCTAAATCTGTATATGTCCCAGCACCCACCTTATAGATAAATAGTAGTTCATTTAGTGGGTCACTATCTATATAGTAGTTAATAATGTAATGTACACCTGTACCTTTACTAGGTACTAGTGATACCATAGTGTCAGTTAAAGTACCTCTGTAAACGTTAATTGTATAATCATCAGTAGCTGTGTTATACACAATATTTGTTAAATCAACATACCATCTTTCGTCTGCTTCAAAGTCTTCAGCAAAAGCTATTTCATCATTTATAGCTACAGTCCAATGGTTTGTAGCATAGGAAGAAGTGAAACTAGAACTTGTACTACTTGCTGAGGTATTAGATGTTCTAACTACACCCATTGAGTTAGATGTCTTACTATAACCTTTATTTTCCTGTAACCAGTACTTTACCCATGTAGGAATAAACAGTGAACCTAGTGCTGCATTGTTGATTGTACAAGGTGTTGAGTGTATAGCATTTAATACCGCAGTTACATCACCATAATTAACAGCCATAATAGCTGACTGTACTGTAGGGAAACTCTCAAAGTAGTTACCATCATCAATATATTTTATGAATTGCCTAAGATTGTTTTTACCACTACGAAAAACTGCATCATATAACAGGTTAGCTGTAATATCTTCATTACGTATTACAGTTTGATAAAGAGTTTCACTATAAAGATTTCTATCTGGGTCGTCAAATAAAGCTTGATTATGTACTTCAAACTGTTCAACAGTTTGACTATCATTATCAAAACCAAGGATACCTGCGACAATATCAACAACTGATTCAACAATATCAACAACTACCTCTACGATAGTTTCAATAATGTCTACAATTGCATCAACAACACTTGAAATGATATCGACAATACTATCTACGATACCACCCATATACTATCTCCTAAAAATGTTAGTGACTAAGTGTTATCCTTAACCTGTTGGCTCTGCGTTAGTGATTTGAGTATTCATGTTACCTGTACCTGTTGCATTAAGCGCAGTAATATTAGTTGAAGCTACACCAGCTGTATTAATATTAATAGCCCAAGCATCAAGTAAAGTTTTAAGATACTTCTGGTCAGCATTCCATTGAAAACCTTTCGCCTGTTCACCATATAAGACAGCTTGTTTCCCAGATAAACTGTCAGCATGTGGTGCCACTTTAGTAGTTTGCTGTGTTTGAGCGTACTCAGTAATTTCTTTTTGAGCAATCAAAGTAGACTCAGCATTAGTCTTTTCTTTACCTAGTGTGAACGAAGCAGAGTTCTGTAAAGCACTCTGCATAGCTCCTAAATACACAGTAGCGTAATCAGCACCTGTTATCCTACCTAATTGAAATTGTGCGTCTAAATGGATGTTTACGGCTTCCATTAGGTCATCAAAGATACCTGTACCTGTAACCGTATACTTACCATCTGTACTGGTTGTTAAGGCACTTCCTTGGGTTAAATCTGTATTAGCTACTGCCATAGTATTATCCTACTGAGCTTGTTGATTTCTGTCTAATTGCAATTTTATCGACTTCATCTTGTGTTAAATCCGATAATACTTCTACATTATATGCTTTAATCTTTTGAGGCTCCATAGTCTCTTGACCATTCCGTGTAACCTTCTTAAAGATTTGACACTCAGCTGCTTTAATATTTGCAAAGATGATATTAGGAATATGCCAACCTTCTTCATTATTAAATGGTACGTACTTTTTAACAACCTTACCGCCATTAGCTACACTGTTACCGAAACTAAAGATTTCACCTCTTGACTCAAGTTTAAGTGGGTCATTAGGTCTAACAATTACACGTATTAACTTCATCGCATTATTTTCACGTAAACCATCTAATTCAACACCATTGAATTTAAAGTCATCCAACATATCTTCTGTAATTAATACAGCTGTTTCTGTTGGTGCTGTTTGTGTTGCATGTACTTCCATAATATCACCCTCCGTGATAGTTAAGTTATTTAAAGCTTCTTCAAGCTTTTCTCTTTTTGAATTAAAGTGCATCTTAATACCGTTTTCGGCTAGCTTATCGCTTATCTGTTTAGATGTCATATCTTGTAAATTCATAATTAGTTCCTCCCGGGAATTATTAGTAAGTAGCCCGCACCGCACTTCGTGCTAACGGGCTACCAAGGTTAAAATCCTACTTAAGCGATTTTAGTCCACATGATACCTAGACGTTCAGGGCGTAATGCCATGAAGCCGTAGTACCATTTGATAGAGTAGAAACCTTTCTCACCGTAAGGGTCGTTAAGGTCTGCAATCTCTTTACCTGGCTTCTTGTGAGTAGTAGTGAACTTCACAGTCTTACCATCAGTTTGGAAACCGATAGTAGTAAATGAACCATCACCTACAACAAGCATAGGGTAAATATCAGCACTAGAAGCACCACCTTTAGCAGAGTACAACATCTCAGGAACTACAACGATACGGAACTGGTCTACTGAACCAATCTCACCGTTAAGGATGTTAGCAGCATCAGCATACTTCTCTACAGAAGTAAAACCTGAACCTACAGCTGAAGATGAACCACCGATGTCCTTCATCTTACGAACTAATGGAATCAAGTCAGGGCCAATGTACATTACACGACCACCATTAACAGTTTTAGTATCTGTCATACGAGAACCAGAAATAATCTTAGTTTGCTTAGGACACTTAGCGTTATCCAAAGCAATAGATAATTGCATAAAGTCTTCGTAATCAACAGCAGCTGCAACAGTTGCTTTAGTAATAACAGCACCAGGATACTTAACAGTACCGCTAGAAGTTGCAGTGTTAAGTAAGTCTACTTGTAAAGCAGCTTCAGTTAACTCAGTTGCACCTTGTACCATTTCTTCAGTGATGTGTGACATCAATTCTGAGTCTGTATCAAAGTCTAAAGACTCTTGAGTGTACTCAGTAAAGAAGCCTTGCTTCACGATAGAACCAGTAATTTGCGTACGAGTCATACCAACACGGTTAACTCTACCACCATTCTCAGTCAATGCAGGAAGACGGTCAGCAATTACACCGATGTCTTTAGCAGAACCATAAATGTTACCAGAGTTCTTAAGAGCAACAACTGCACCAGTAGCAGCTAAAGCGTTAGCTGAAGTTGCATAGTAACCAGCAGTAGTAGATGAAGCAGCAGTCCAACCAGTACCACCAGTTGCTTGCGTACCATCAATCTTCCATGCAGAGTACTTATCCTTAAGTACAATTAAACCAGCAGCATCTAAGCCTTGGTCATTATTGTTCAAGTCATCTAGTAAAGGCTGGTAAACGTCTTGTTTAATAGTCTTACCGTGATGCTTAGGCATTGCACGTACATCAGCCAAAGGCATGAAGTACTGTTTATCGCGTGTAGCGATTAGCGCTTTTTTGTAATAAAAGTCAGTGCGCGCTTGAGGACCGACAGGTGTTCCATATGTTAAAGCCATGATATTCTCCTATAAAGCTTTATTAAATTTAACCACTAGCCGCTATCTTCATAAACTCATCATCGGTCATCTTTAGATAATCCGGAGTAGACGAAGTTTTCTTGCTAGCAGTTTTCTTTGTAGATGCTGCTGCTTTCCGTTTCTGGTTAAGCTTTGCAGTATCTACTTCATTTGCTTTAGTCTGTGGTACAGATGCTTGAGGTTGTTGATTACCGTGTCCCTCATTGACTATAGCGCCCTGATGTTGGAGGTATTCTGCCACTTGTCTATAAGCTACTACGTCAGGTACATTAGCTAATCTACCTACCGCACGCTCAGAGTCAATGATTGACTGAACCTTATCATAGACACCGTTATAAACGTGGTCATTGATAATTCCGATAATCTCAGGATTTTCAGTTATTAACTTCTTACTTTCGTTATCCCATTCTTTAGATAAAACATTTAATGTCTTGTCAAAAGATGGCGAATCTTTAATACCGTCTAACGCCTGATTTATCTTAAACTCCGTATCAGATACTCCGTAGTCTGTAGGTTTATAATCTACTTCCTCATCAGTATCTATATCTAACGGGTCAATGCCACTATCTTTAATAAGTTTAGCAATTGCTTGAGGGTTTTTCTTAGATAAGTCAATTAAGTTATTCAACTTTGCAGTATCTAACAAACCTTCTTTTTCTAACATGCTAACAATCTTTAGATTCGGATTTAACGCCTGCATCTTCTGATTATAGTCAGCACCCTTTTGCATTAACGAAATAGCATCATCGACAGTGTCGACTTGCATCATTCGCTTGCTAGCCTTAAACGGTGACATAATCCGTTTATATGCACCCTCAAAATCTACTCCAGATGACTCTTGAGTATCCTCAAGTGTATCATCTGTTTCGGTATTTGCAGTTACATCTGTATCCTGAGACTCTGTGGAGTTATCATCATTAGTTGTTTCATCCTCTGCTAGAGTATCCTCTAACGGGTCGGCTACTTCATCTACTGAATCATCTGCGTCAGATTCATCGGTGTTACTTTCAGCTACTACTTCTTCAGTAGTACCCTCATTCGATTCTGCTTCAAGAGTTTGCTCTCCGTCTGCTTCATCAATCTGGTTAGTTTCTTGAGCTTCTAGTTCTTGGTCTAGTTCTTCCTCAAGCATACTTAAATCTTGTTTTAGGAATTCCTCATCTGTCATTCCCAGTGCGTTATCTAATGCCATTATGCTAAGCCCTCCTGAATAAGCGTTGCTTTAGTTTCTTCATCTTCAGCAAGCTGTTGTTCAGATTGAACTCCTCTTGACAATACACTATCGAAAAACTTCGCTAGTGAACCGATACCATAAATCATCTTATCGATAACTATTTGCTGCTCTTCAGTTAAGTTAGAGCTTTTAGCCATAACTAGTCTCGCAGCTTCTTCCTTAAAGTAATACTCAATGATTACTTTTTTAAATTCTTTATTATTCTGTAGCTTAACCATACTATTCTTAACATCTACAAAATGTTTTGAATCTACCATATTACTTTCTAATACTTCTATTTGCTCTTCATTGTTCATCGTGTGTCCTCAAAATGAGATTAAACAAAGTAAAGTTACTTTAACCGGATTATATCACGGTTTTTTAAACATTACCCTCCATTTAACACAGGGTCGTTAATAAGCGCGTCTGCAAACTTATTATCCATCCCGTGTCCTTGGTCAACCTTCTTCATGTTTTCCTCATGCTGGCGACCTACACCAGACTCTTGCTCCACGAAGTTAAGGTCTTCCAAGTCAGACTTACTATTAAGATTTCTATTCTTAGCCATCTCAGTAGCAGTCTTAGCCTTCTTGTATTCAACATCTACAGTATTCTCAGCAGCTTTAGCTTGTTCATTAGCTATCTGTGCTTGTAGTAGTTGCATCTCAAGTTGTGCTTTCTGTTCAGCCATCGGATTAGGTTGTGGCTGGTATTCTTTAATTTGTTTAGATAACTCTGGCATCTTACGTAAACGTGCAATGTCCGATAATATCATCTGTGACATCGCTGGGTCCATGTTATTACCCATAGTTTGTAACATGAATGATAACTCTTGAGCTTTCTCATTATCTGCTTCAGCAGTAGATATGTTTAGTTTGATGTCGTAATTGCCACCTAAGTCTTCACGGTTGATAGCAACGAACTCTTCGTTTGTGACTCGGATAATCTCTTGGTCAGATAAAAACTCTGCATTCATAGAGATAACCTTTCTACCTATCTGGTTAATACCATTAGCTAATCTACGTAAGATACCTAGTTCACGCTTAGATGAAGCATCTAATGCTGACCTAATTCCAGTAGCTGTAGAACCTAATGCTTGGCCTGTGATACCCTGACTGAATGCTTTAACACCTGTAAGAGACTCAGCTTCATTATTTTGAAGGTTAAGCATATTCAAGGCACTACCAGGAATCTCTGGATAAACTTCCATGTGGAAAGCTTGTCTAGGGTCTACATTAGAATTAAACTTGTAATCAGCACCTTGTTCAAACTTACGTGCGTTAGTAACGTCTAGAGCGTCCTTACGGATACCCATCTGACCGTTAGCACTTCTACCGATGATATCAATCATACCACGAGTTACAGCACCTACAATCTTCTGGTTGTCCTCTAGTAATGCACCATCCGGTTCACCATATATGGATTTACGTCTAGGTAGGTATTGTATTGCTACAAATGGTAACTTCTTATCTGGGAATGGATTCTCATCCATTCTGATTAACGTATTACCTACCCATGAAGCTACAAAAGGTTCTACTTCACCTGTACCATTAATATCCCAGAAACCCCAGTATTCATAAACTACAATCTTTTTACGTGCGTCATCTTTAAACTTAAAACTACTGTCATCACCTGCCTCAAAATCAGGCTCATTAAGTGGACTACTGTTATCTAAAGACACATGTTTTAAATTATCATATCTACCGTCTTTCTTAAGCTGAGACATCGATGTTTCAAAGCTATAAATTATGAACTCTGCACTATTTAAGTCACCTTGACAAGTTGGGTCAATAACTACATTATTGTAATCACATACCTCTAACTCAGGTTGATTCTTAAGAATTTTAATTTGTTCTTCTATATGTGAGCCAACTTGTACAGGCATTACAGGCGCACCACCTTGCATAGTAATTTCATGTGCTTGTTGCATCTCTGGTGGAATTTCTTGTTGAAATCTCTCAGGGTCTTCCTGCATCATTGCATGTAACTGTTGGTGCGTTTGTCCAGCTTCAGGAGTCGGTTGAAAATCAAAATCTGGTACTTCTACCTCTTCAATTTCTTCTTCGTACTCCCAGCCTACTTTAACTACAACTGTGCCTTCATCTACGGCTGTACGGATGTATTCATCGATAAACTTAGTTTTGTCAATCTTGGAATTAATCTGATAGTTAAGTACTTGACCATTCTGAATAGCAGCTTCTTTATCTTCAAAGGTAGCTGGGGCTGTATTAAATAAGTCATCAGTAGATAGGAAAGGCTCGCTTAATGCAGCATAGCGCCATTCAGCTTGTTTACGAATAAGTTTAGGTACAATTTTAGACCTACCCTTTTTAGCTTTAATTTGTTGGTCACCGTTTAAATTGCTTAACCAGTTATCTATCTCAAGTACGTGGTCAGTATGTGCTGATTGTGCTTCTTGGTAGTCTTGCTTAAGTTCTTCTAACTTAGGCGGATTTTCCCATTCAGTTAAGCTTTTTGCTTCACTTAAGTCTAAATCTAACTCATCTTTGTTTTCTTTCATCCGACTATTTCCTCATAAGGTTTAACCTTATATATGGTCATACCATTATACTGTTGTGGAGTATTAACGTACTTACTAAAAAGTTCTACGCTATTTTCAAATAGATTACAGTAAACGTCTTTACTTCTAACTATTTCTACAAAAAAATATTTTAATACTTCTGTAAAGTTTCGTTTTGCTTCCATAGTATCTGCAATAGCAACACTAGTCACAAAGTACCCGGGTAAAGCTTTGTCATACCTATAATATAGGTATGCTTGGCCTTTACTTAATGCTGTACAGTGATGAAACTTAATTTCCATTAATTAATCTCAAACTTTAATTTATTTACCTAAATTCCTAAAGAAATTTGCAATACTTGAGAAATCAACCTCTTGTTTAGGTTGTACAGGACTAGGTGTACGTCCATATAACACATCAATTTCCTGTTGTGATAGTCCATCTACATTTCCAGTAGGTGTTTTAAAGTTTTCATTATTCCAATTAAAGTTTTCATTATTGAACGTAGTTCCACTTGGGGCATCTGTGTAAGAATTCCAATTGTCACCTTTTTCAATACGTAACCCTGTTACTGGGTGTATCGGTACAGAAGGTGCAGCTGGTTCTGCCCTGCGAATCTCTGTATTAACAGGTGCATCTTCTTGACCTATTGCATAATCAGGATTTCTAGCTATATCAATTAAATTAGGTGTATTCGGTACAACTGGTAATATTCCTTGTCTAGGAGGTCTCATTCCACGTCTAGTTTGTACGTAATTTTGACGGTTTTCCCAATCTAAAATTTCCATTTCTTTTTGATAGTCATTAAAAGATAGTTGGTTTAACTCCCTGTTATCTTTTCTTCTTGTTCCTGGATTTCTATTATCAACTACTTTAGCTATTACTTCATTTACTATGTTCTTATTTTTAGCAGCTAATTCTGTATTTCTAACACCACGTCCTGTATTACTAGTATTAGTTTGTACTGGTGTTTGTGTATTAACCATTGATGTAGGTTCAAATCTGTCTCTAGCACCGCTGTTCCAAATACGGTCAGCTTCTGCACCCGAAGTATCAAAAATACTTGATGGTGAGTACGTACGTTGCACTGCATTAGGATTTGATACAAACCCTGCACGTTGCGCAAACTCATTAAAATTTTTTGCTTTTATTTTAGCTTCAGCTCTATCAGCTTGTCTTTTGTTTCTATTATCTTCACGAATACCCTTCATATTGTATGGGTCCATGTTTTTTTCTTCTTGTGTACGAGTATCTTTAATCCTGGCAGCTCTTCTATTTTTTGCATGTGTTGGCATGATAATCTCCTAATATTTAATTACTGGTAATTGTAACTTTTGTAACTGTTGAAGGGCTTCTGTAGCACCTTCCCAACCTCTATTGTTAGGTTGTCTAGGCGCAGGCATAGGAGGCTTACCTTGTTGCATTAACCACTTATTGAAATCAGTAATTGTGTTATCAAACTGTTGTTTCGTAGCAGCCTTTTCTTGCTCTTGTAGTTGCATAGCGTCATGAGCTTGTCTACTACCTGAAATTTCATTATTGGTAGCTTCTGTTTCATTAATCATACCCATAGGGTGACCTCCAGCTTTTTGTACAGCAAGTATCTCCTGTGCAGCACGAGCTTCAGCTTCGTTACGGGGCATTCCAGTACTAACGTTTTGTTGTGTACGCATCATTAACATATCATAACTACTTGGGTTATTTTTAGCCCAAGGGTTATTTTGTTGATTCGCTTGATATTGTTGAAAATTAACGTTTCCTTGATGTTGTGGCATAAATTACTCCTAGTATTTATTCTTACGTTTAGTTGGTTTCTTCATCTTTTTAACAGGTTTTGCACACGCCATGATAATTCCTAATCAGTTTTACACATACAAGTGCATGGTTGTTGCGATTGTACCATGTTTTGTTGGGGCATAAGCATCTGACTACCTGTTTGAAATGCCTTGCCTGGCATCTGCATCATCTGTCCAAAGAAAGCATAACTAGCAGTAGTAAGTGTCACACCTATTACAAAATATAGTAAAGCACATTTACTCATTCTAACTCCTTATACTAGTAACTAGATTTACGTTTAGTTTTCTTTTTACCTTTAGTAGTCTTTTTACCTTTGTTCCCAGTAGTAGCTCTATGCTCTTTAATGGCTTTATCATAAGCGGAGCCTGTCTTACCTATAAAGTGTGATGGCATACTAGCCTCCGTAACCTAGTAGATTAATAATAACAATTACTGCGAATATACCTACTACTGCTAAAGTAGTTTTCTTCATAGATTTGATTTTATCGAATAGTTCAGTCATCTTCCTTTCTCCTGTATTTGTTTTTAGCTTCATTAT